GATCTGTATCCAACGCTTACTTTTAGGTGAATTGTTCACCAGTATTTATATCTCCACCAATGGCTACGACATGCATATCGAGAGGTTGTTCTTGCTTAATCTCAATAAATCCATCCTTATCGAAACCTAAATTCATTACTTTTTTGTCACCTGTAAAAGATGCCGGAGGAGAATTCATCAAATCCGCTGATGTCCTAAACGGCATCTGATCTCCATTGATAGTAATCCCAAGTGTATTGACTAACCTTACAAAAATATGATTCCATCTTTTTGGCTTGCTTTGAGTCACGCCTTGTGGCGAACCAAACTCTGGCCTAGAGGGTTTAATCGTGGTTATGTAACCAAGGCCAACATAGGCTTCAGAAACTTCCGTTGCCGTTGTAACTGTTCCATCTGTTACCGTAGCGGCTGGGAAGACGGCTCCGTTACCTACTATTTGGACTGAAGCCCCTTCCAGATGACTTAATCCTGTGATTGAAGTAACACCCTTACGAGCTTTGCCAGCAGAATCATAAGCCGTAAAGCTTGTCCCATTAATATCTACACCCGTCGTCTGATTTGTTAACTCAAAAGTATTCGTTGTCTTGTCTGCAACTTTATAGCGATTTCCATTTACGTCAGTCATGCCAACAACATCTTTAATATCGACTAGATCACCATTCACAAATCCATGTGACGACGCAGTAACAACAACAGGATTGGCTGCTGTGATTCCTGTAATCGTTACAGGATTATCTAGTGTTAATCCGCTATCGACAAAAATGTCAGGGTTGAGGTATTCTACAAATCGTTTGGTGATGCCGTTGACCCGTCGCTTCACCGTTACCCAAAGTTCGTCGCGCAGGCTATTGGCACTAGGTATAACAGCGACTGATTCTACTAAAGTTAATTCTCCACCTACTGGATGTCTGTGCCATGCCACAACTTTTTGATCTCTAAGATAAGTGCAGCCAATCAATGCGCCGTCAGCCGTAACAGCCCAAACAATAGAATCTTCTTCTTGTTGATAAGCCATGTCGGTGATACCAGATGCGCTAACATGTTCTGCTAGTAAAGTAATGTCAGGTGCTAAATATCCATCAACATCAAAATTGTAAACCAGTTCGCGAACTTTTCTGCCAGCGCGTTGATTAAATAGAAGTAAATTCCCAACATTAAGTGGTGTTACTTTATTACTTCCAAAACTTGCCTGACGAACCGCTTTAATGTTAGTAGCAGTAATATTATCATCAATGCCCCCAGAGATTGTGAACTCACCACCCAATGTGCCACAAAGCATATCCGTAGATTCTGCCAACCATTGAATTGCGTTTACCTCATTAGCCACAAGTGTGAATTCCACACTCTCAGTTGCTGTGGCAGAGCCTTGGTGCATGTTTTCAAACTCAGCTACCGTGCTTCCCCAAATCTTTTGAGGATCATCGTTACTTCCACCCCAGTACACACGCTGATTATAAAACGTCACCGCTCCAGGGTTTTGGTCATTGCCGTCTGTCCCTGTTCCAGCAGAGCCAGCGCAAAACGTCGATGGGAATGTTGAGCCAGTAAAAGAAATATTAGTTAATGTCCACGCTGTGTCAGATGTTCTAGTTAGTTTTCGCGGGCTTCTACCCTTGTGAGCGAGGTATAATGTATCCGCACTCTGGGCATACTGAATGTCAAATAAATCTGCGGTAGTATAAGTTGTGACAATCTCTACGGGCTTACCAGCGCTGTATATTTGCCCATTGTTTTTATGAACGCGGATATACAAATTGCCGAACTCAAGCATATAAGGTTGCTCGACACTAAATTCAAATGGAATCAATCTTACTTTGGCACTTTGCGTTCCGGCTTTGCATGTCACCGTGTCTAATGTATGCGTCGCGCCTGTGAAATGTTTAAAGCCTATAAATGCAGCCGTGGTGATTGCGGTGAACTCAATTGTATGCACTGCAAGTGTCAGGGTAGAAGTAGCGCTTGCTCCAGATCCACCCCCACCACTGAAGGCAATCGTCGGGGCAGATGTATAGCCAGATCCAGCATTAGTAATTGCAATTGCAGTTACAGCGCCCCCAGCATTAACAGTTGCTGTGGCTGCCGCACCAGATCCGCCTCCTCCAGAGAAAGCAATCGACGGGGCTGTTTCATAACTAGAGCCAGCGCCCGTAAGTGTTGTAGAAGCGATGGTATCCCCCACCGCCATGCTCGTTGATGAATATATTTGTTCGCCACCCGTTGCTGTGCCTACTTGAACGCTAATAGCACCCGTGCCAATGGTAAACGTAAGAATGTATCGTTGTCCCTTGACTACTGTAATGCTTTGCTCTGCCCATCCATAGTTACTGGTATCGACTGAAACAATGTTCATCAAGTTGGTTGCATGAGCAATAGACGATCCGCTACCTACTTTCTTATCTGTCCAACCTGTAATATTACTGGCAAACGTACCGTTGGTGACTAGCTCAGAGCCAGTTGTTGCAGCCTTAACATCGGCAACGTAATTCAAACCGCCTCGTCGCTTGATTCCACCGTGTGGGAGAACAATCCCATTTTCCAGTGTAGCAAGAGAGTCTTTATATTTAGCTAAGTCAACTCTTCCAGACAAGCGATCAGTAACTTCGCCTGTCGTAAAAGTCGAGTACATCGCATGTGCTTTAGCCACTAAACAACACTCCCTGCTCGTGCATCCATAATAGACTGAGCATCTAGGTTTGCGGGCGTTCCTTCTTGCGAATCAATTGTTCGAGCTTCTTTAATTTTCTTATCGTAAGCAGTCCACATTGCAGTCGCTACTGTATTACTGCCAGAGACTGGCAATGCCAATTCAGCAGAGATTCGTGCAGTCAACGCCGAGATGAATAAGACATCTAATTCATTAGGATCAGTTACACGTTTTAAATAGATAAGATTGACGGAACTTACATCCGTCATTAAACGTCTTCCTTCAATTGTGTGATCTATTCGTGTTGTTCCTGATAAGACATCCACAACTCGTAAATTGTCTCCAGGCAATTGGTGGTAGTATCCCCAGCCAAATGCAGGCGTTTCTGTTAGGGCCGCTAAAATTTGTCGGGACTTACAGCAATTCCATAATGCGGCTCTTGTTACTTCGTCCCTCATCTCTTCGTAAATAGCATTCACTAATCTTGCCCGTTCCGTATCATCACTGAACGATGTAATCGGATCGTCGCCAAGTAAGCGCAATGCGTTGGATGCAATTTCTACAAAACTTGCCATAAAGAATTCCTTGAAAGAAAGGGAGCAGCCCGAAGACTGCCCCCAGTCAATTAATTAACGATATACTCAACAACCATAGTGACATCACCAGCAGCAGCAGTAGCCGCAACTGTTTCGATTGTCAACGCTATGCGAAGCATTTTGCCTGGATCTTCTGGCAAACCACCGTCTTCCCACATATAATTGCCAACCGTTTCGATACCAAGAGTTTCATAACGGAATTCCGTTCCAGCCGTTACAGCCGCTTGAAGCACTGTACTAACTGTTCCGTAACAATCACGATCAATTACGCCTTCAGCAGCATATGCCGTGCCAGCGGAACTTGTGAACTTGATGTTACCGTTATAGATACCAACGTCAGTAACCAACGCTGGAGATCCACCGGAATCCAAATCATCGTTATAAAGCATGATAGATTTGATTTTTGAGTTTGATGGTATTTCAGCCATCATAATGATATCGTTATCGTCGATATCAGTTGTAGCAGCAGCGATGGTGTCTGACCAGACACGCACCTTCCCGCCAGCGCTTGCAGAATCAACCATAACTTGAGGGGTTGCCTCGTAGTTGGTTAACTCTGTTGAATATGCAGTAGCCATGATTTACTCCTTTAAAAAATTAATTAAGATTCAGTTAGCCTCACTTAGGACTCGTCGCAATCGATTTGAACTACTTTCTCGTCTTCGATTCGTGTCGCGCCCAAAGAGCATTCCACAAAACACTGAGTCGAGTAGTTCTTATCACTACGCTCACTGATCCGAATATTCGGAGAACCGTTCATAGCAAGACCAATCCCTGATTTCGCCCAAGCAAAACAACTTCTAATGTCACCAGCTTTTGCAAGACGAGTTGAAATGATGAATTTAAATCCGCAAAAAGTTTCCAATTCAGCCGACATTAATGCCCTGACACTATTATAATCAATCGAAGTAGTGGTAGTGACATTCAACAATGCCTCCAACTGGTCAGGAGCAACTACTATATACATAGGCTCTTCTGAAACATCCACATCGTTGTTAAGAAGAATCTTCTTAGCTTGTAATAATTTTGCTAATGTTAAATCAGTTCCACCGTTGGCAATTTTCTGAGCCGCAGGAAGGGCAACCGTAGAAGCAGAATCAGAGGAATTGATGCTAAAAGCATTCCCCAAAGCTGCACTAATAATCACATCGTCCTTCTGGCGATTCATTGCTGCCGTCAATTGTTTCATTGTCGGTGACGTTGGATCTTTAGCCATTTTCACACGATCAGGATTGTCGATTAAATCAACCGCCCTGTAAGTGTTAAATGAAACTCTCCTACGACTAAACGGGACTTCTGTTAGAGGTGTATCTTCATGCCGACTGACAGATTGCACCATAGAAACGGTGTCCATTCTGTCAAACATGAACTGCTTTGCGTCGTTAACCTGTTCATAGCGTACAGCCCCACCCAACTTGGATTGTTTTTGACTCGCCAAGTGGATAAAATTTTCGCTGAAAGAGGTTTCAAACGCCTTATTGATTTGATTAGACATTTTACTCTCCTAGTTATTAAATATTGAACGGAGAGTTGCCCAACCTTGGACTCTCCTGGTTGCGTTAAAACGCCCGATCCTTGCGGATTACCAGGACTAAAAATTTTTAAGAAACAATTGTCCGCTAGGCGGGTTGCTTCTCGTGGAATACAGAAGGGAGTTTCTTTTTCTTTCTTCCCCTCTTAACAGGCTCAATCTCTGGCGCTGGTTCTGCGTATGTGCCTGCTTTAAAAAAATAGCAGTTACGCAATTCCTCTGCCTCAACTGATGCCTTGTATTCCATACAAACTTGCGTTTGCGGAACGAGATGAATGCAGTCGATACACTTTATATCTTTGCATATTGGCATTATTCATCTCCGTGTATGGTGTTATTCCATCGATCCAACATCTTGACCACCTCGTTATGGCGGGGATGAGACTCGCTGAAATACGCTTTATAGTCATCACTTTCTGTGTCTCTGTAGAAAGAATCTTTTGCTCTCTGTGCAGAATCTGGATCAGTAAACGCATTCATCTTAGGATCACCTAAATGTTTTGCCTCTCCGAAATCCTTTGTAATTTTATCTAAGAATTTAGCAACATTGGGGTCATTGCCGAAACCAGATGCATCCAAGTATTGCTTTTCTTCACCAGTGGCATACTGATCAACTAATCGCTGGATGCCTGCCAACTTCTCATCGTACTGTCGGCCCCAATCTGCTCGCAATTCAATCTCGGCTTTCTGAATACTATTTTCCTGCGAGATTTCATGCTGAACAAACATGTCCTTTGTCTGTGAGTTATACCAGCCATACAAATCGTTAACTTGCTTGCTATTCAAACCCATGCCATGAGCTTTCTTTAAAAACTCACCTTCCATGTGTTCGTCGTAATTCATCCCATCTGGCATTTCTGGTTTTTCAAAATCATAATCATCGGGAGTATCAGGTCTGCCTAATTTGGCATGATACCGTTCCACTTCCTCTGAAGTCGCATTCTCACCAGGGATCTTTATAGTGCCATCAAAATATTTTTCTAAATTTACATAACCTTTTGCAAGAGCATCAACATCCTTGAATTTCTCAAGAGTTTTTACTCCTTGTAAATCTCCAGTAAGATCAGTGCGCCATGTTGCCTCGCTCTGTTCTTCTGATTGTGTTTCAACATCTGGGGTTCCTGATTCTTCAGTGACTACCTCTTCCGAGGTTACAGTCGTATCTTCGCTCATAAATCCTTTCCTTTAGTTTCCCAGTAGTCCAAGTTTTTTTTAATTTGCAGAAACACCGCTCGACATCCTTCGTTATAAGCTGTTGTTTCTGGCTCGCCTGGAACAAAACTGGATGTGTTATTGTATTGGTTTTCAAACCATTGATACACTAACCCCCCGTTGCCGCCTGTAAATGTACTATGAAAAGCGCTTGCTATCTGCCGTTCAGTTAGTTCCTGTGAACTGCTGGATAAGCGCTTGTTTATCTTCTTCACTTAAATTCGCTGCTCCGTCTTGCATTACTTTCATTGCAGGCGCTGCCTTACCAGCCGATTCAGCCATAGCGCCCATCTTCTGCATCTTTTCTGCTTCAGCTTGTTTCTGTTGTTCCTTCTCCACATCTTCTTCCATTTGGGCAGTACCCTTAACCACTGATTTTGGGACACCCAATACAGGAGCAATAATTCGTGCGGCTGCCATTAAGTCAGGCAACTGCATTACTCGTGGATCAATCTGCCCGAATTGTGCAATCAAGCTAACCCAATTTTGTATCGACTCGACTTCCACCATTTTTTGAGATCGTGCTAATTGTCCAACGTACTCAATGTCAATAGCTTCTAAATTCTGGATCTCAGGTGGGGGAGGGGGCAATGCACCCGTTCTGAACATAATGCCAACAGTTCGATTTAACATCGGCCCTAACACTTCTGATTCAAATCGTGAGATTGTCGGGCCAAGGAGTCGTTCCATTTCTGAACGCAGAACAGACACCTCTGAAGCTGTCATCTGTTTTGTTCTTGGAATGTTTAATTGATCTGTTAAGTAGATGTCACGAATGGATTGCTTTAAATCATTTGCTTTCAATGAAGATAGATCTAAGCGTAATTCGGTTGGTAGTGTTCTGACATCTTTAGGATTTCGTGAATATATAATTGAGTTGCTACCCAGTTTTACTGTGCCAATGAATCCATCTTCAGGAGCTAAGATAGGAGGGTTGACTGCTTTCTCCAAACCTATCAACTCAAGTTTCCGCAACTGGTTAAGTGATTTTATATCATCAAGTGCAATTGCAGCAGGGCCACGGCCTCTAGTTTCTCCAGATGCTTTATCCCATCTCCCAACCATATAAGGAAATTCTTTGTACCCACGTTCATCAACCACTAAATGTTGGTCAATCAATATGTCAACAGATGCGAATGGGAATTTAACCTTTGAGCTTAAGTCTTTGGTTGGAGCCACTACTCTTAAGAAATTAAACTTATCATCTGGGGCATCTTGCAAGGACTTTGCAATTACATTGGGAACGGCTGCTTGAGGGAATCTTTGAACAAATTGCCGCGCTGTTAATTCATACTCACGCATTACCGTGTCAACAATTCCTGACTCATCTTCAGCAAATACATAAGCCGCTATTGGCAATGCTCTAAACGTCAACCCGTTAAAACCTTTTTTCTTGAGTTCAGACTCTTCAACATATAGGCAGATCGTTGCAAACGAATTAAAGTCTAAATATATTTCATTTATAACTGGATAAAAATTGCTTTGATCTAATGCGTAGCGCACCCCATCTTCCACTGTCTTAAACCAATTCATCACATTTTGATTATCGTTGAATTGCTTAAGTGGAGATGCTTCAGGCAATTTGAATCCAAACCATCTGATTGCTTTCGGAGTCAAGGTATCTGCCATTACTAATGCTAGTGTGTTAGCAGCATGGGGCGCAGTAGAATCAAAATGCTTGTGCCGAATGATTCCAGGGGTGCGGCTTTCCTCCGCTGTTTGTTTGCGCGGACGAATATAATCAACAACATCTCGATAGAAACCATCCCAGAGATTGCGATCTTCTTTTAATGTTTCATTCCGTCTGAGTAAGCTTTTTGCGTTAACTGCCATCTAGTACCCGCCTAATTTTTGCTTTGAAGTTGTGTCAGGCTCTTCCAACCCAGCCGCACCACCTTCATTGGTAATCAACGAAGCTCTGCCACGTTTTCTTTTGGCTGCCTCTTTAGCCCTAGCTGCCGCTTCTTTTTCTTCAGCCTCTTTGCTCACATCTGGCAATGGAGGTGCAGGGGGTGGCATCGGAGGTAGAGCTGGAGATCCAAAACATCCTGTAACTATAAAATCAAGTAAGTTCATTAATAACCCCCTAGCGTTTTCTTTTGACCACTCGAACTAGATCCGCTTTCACCACCCAATCCAGAAGCGCCTTCCTTATCGGTAATTAGTGCGGCTCTTCCACGTTTTTTGTTTTCCGCCGCCTTCTGTCTCATTGCCGCTGAGTTATCTACAGGAGCAGGCTTTGGTGGTGGAGGTGGAGCATATGCTGGTCTTGGCGGAGGCGCTCCACCCATAACCATAAAATAGGTATCAAGAATATTCATTAGAAAAAATTAAACTCCTGTTCTGCGACGGTTTGTAATGCTGATGTTCTGGGTGTTCTGTAATCCATTGCTAACTGCATAAATGCATCGGCCCCATGAGAAGCCCAGTTGTGTACTGGATTTTTCTTATAAACTCCCATTTTGTCATCAAACTCTTTATGGTAATTGCGTAATCCCGAAATCAACTTTTCACATTTAGTTTTATCAAACCAACACTTGGCAATTATTTGCCGTGCTTGTTCGATGGCTTCTTCTTTTGCTCGGACTTTCTTACCGACTGTAAATATAATTCCTAGGCTGCGCGCCGTATCACGACGGCTTTTGCCTGTCGTAAGTTCTCGTACTTCGATGTCCCACGGTGCATGATGCGCCCCATAGACATAAGGCTTGCTCTTAAGCACGTTGATAAAGTGTGGTAATCCCTCACCGTTTTCTTCGTAGTAATCAATGATGCGAATTTCGTTGCCTACTGTCTGGTAAAACACAATGGCTGTTGCATCATCTATCCCTAGATCCCATGCGGTCTGCACATCAACCTTGGGTTCCCACGGTAAATTTAAAAATCGTCCATCATCTTCTGCTTTGGTCATCTCTCTAGCAAAGTAAGCTCCAGGGATTGCCGCATGGAACGAACAGAAATACTCTTGAGCGATGAGTTCCGGACTTAAGCCTTCACGTTCCTCATCGATAATATCTTCGGGGCTTACCACTGGCGATCCGTCTTCACCCTCAGAATCTCGCCTGGTATCATTCACTGTTAACCGTGAACAAAACCATTGATCATTTTTATCTGCCATTTCATACATCTTATGACCATGATTCTGACCACGAGGTGTATAAATAAATAAAGCCCATCCGCCATTCTCTCTTACAATAGGGCGCATTAAATCCCAAGCTTTCGGTGTCATAATTGGATATTCGGAAAAGATCAGCCCGACGGGATTTGTTCCGACGAGCCAATCTAAACCCATGTCAGTTCCGACCAACTGATAGATACTCCCGTTAGAGAGAGTTACCTTCATATCCGTTTCGTTCTTACTCTTGACCAATTCCTTTGGAAAGTGATCCATCACCTTCAAGCCATCTTTGTCGATACCATCCCATATAGCTTTTCGTGCCTGCCTAGCTGTTGGGAACAAATGATAATACTGTCCGACCC